GATCCTCTTCCGCCCACAAAAATACAACCTTTCTTAATAATCTCCTCGGGGATCAAGCTTTCAAATCTCGGAGGGTACCACATCATTGACCTTTACGCTTAAACACACGTTCCATCGCGTATCTGGTCATATCAATGCTATGGTTATTTGCATCCGGATAGCTGCTAATGATCTCGTCATCCTCCGTCCGTTCGTACTCATATTCTGTGAATTCCCGCGCCGTGTACGGGCATCGGTATGGATCGATGACAATCTTTTTCAAAGATTGCAACCATTTCATACCGTACCGCACACTGTCCGGTCCTTTGACCGCCGGCCGGCACAAAGAGCCGTAATCACGATAGTCGCCTATGGACTTCGGCTCCGCGGAATCTGCCGTAATCAGATCTTGCCCAGTCACGCCGTGCTGCATGACGAGCTTGTTCCATGTCTCCGCGTTGCTTGTCTTATTGCACCGCATTTCATCATAGATATACAAGATCTTTCTGGAGCTGTCATAGTGCATCTTCCCCCAGTGATATGGATCCGGATACCAGCCCCAGTCAATCCCCATGAAAATGTTATCAAAGTGCGATAGTTCGTCATTCGGAATCGCCCTAATTTCCAAATTATCAAAGACCTCACCACCGGTTCCAACGGCATCACCTAAATATTCATGCTGATAGGCCCGGTAGTTGGTCTGCTTTAAGTCTTCTGCGTCATCAAAAAATTGCTGTCCCAGCCAGTCCGCAGGCACATCCAGATAACAGGATTTATGCCTATACGCCCCCCTGTGCGGCTTCAGGACGTATTTATTTGCCCAATTGGACTTACTGATCGGCGGGTTGAAAGATTTGAATACAACGTATTTAGGGCCGCCTCGGAGGACTGACTGCTGTACGGATCGTATCTCTTCTTCACCGGCGAATTCGTCAAGCTCCTCCAACCACAGATACTTGATATACCCTCGGGAAACTTTGATAGACTTGATCTTCTTCGCCTTATCCAGTCCTCGGAACAAAATGACCTGTCCTGTGGGTTTATAAAAAGCTTTATGTGGGCTTGTCGTTGTTCGCCATAAATCATCTACCCCAAGTACATGAATTGCCCATATGACCTGTTCAAACACGGATGTACTGATCGTGCTGGCAACCTTACGGAAAACGATAGCATTTGCATCCGGATCCGCCATGATCCCCATAACGATTTCTAGGGAAATGAAGGATGATTTAGTAGAGCCGCGGCCACCGAATAAATCATAGTAAGTGTGCTGGCCCTCAAGGATATCCCAGTGGACAGGATAAAAAGCTGACGCGATGCAGTCGGTCAGATGCACCCCAACCGCATCAGCCATTCTTCACCTCGCTGTTTTCTGTATCCTGTACATCTGTCTCTTCCGGCTTCTGTAACGCATGAAATACCGCTGCGTCCGTATTCACCGTGACAGATCCCTTCGGGATATCATTGATGATAGTGACCGCTGAACTCTTGTTCTCCTCCTGTTTTACTTCCTGCCAGCCTGCAAAATTGTGCTGCAGATTAAACATGGCCCCTTTTGCACCATCCCTGGTAAAGAGTTGTTCTTCATTGAACAGTTCTACCTTGGATTTTGCTTCCAGAATCACATCTGTAAATGCCTTTTTCGCCTGATATAGTAGCAAAGCACGGCGTGTCTTAAACCCTAGTGCAAGAGCCAGTCCGGTGATAGTTGGGGGATGACGATCAATATAAACCGGGTTTCCCCATCGATCAATGACAGGATCGCCATTTTTATTTTTTAGCAGTGTCCCCTTGCAATCCTCGAAGTACGCATCTATCTTTTCCTGTATCTCTTCCGGCGTTTTGTACCGCGGACGCGCGCCGTACTGATGACCTTTTGCGAACGCCATACAGTTCACCTCCCACGTTAACATCTCCTGTTTATTTCACTAGTATTTATCTGTGCCTATTGTAATCTTTGGTTGTTTCTCCATTTCTGCTGAAACGCTTTGACTGGAATTATATTCCCCTGACATTCATCTGGCACGTTGCCGTACATGATGATTCTCTGCGGCTGTAGTCTGACCATCATTTCCCTATATCCATTCAGGAATAACCGCCGTGTCTCCTGATTCCCCTGTGTTCCAACACTGCTGACTGCAACTGCGCAACCTTCCGGTTCACCTTCAAAGCACCAATCGTAACTATCCCGATCTGCCCAGCTGATAGTAGGGATCACCCGGATCCCATTCATCTGCCAGTACGCGCCTAGCCAATGCTTCCGGTAATGGTTATACAGCTGTATCGTCTTCGGAAAGTCTGTGTATGTGGAAAAGTCAGGCGTGCATACCGCCTGAAACTTTCTCAGCATATCCAGATACATATCCGGCTGTTTCCAAACTCTCACAAACTGATAGTCATCAATAAAAAAGTGAATGCCATGAATTTCCGGATTCTCACACCCTTTCGCATAATTAAAGCCGATCCAATTATCAACCTGAGGGTTATCCGGTTCGATGGGCGGAATATCATACTCACCCACACCATCGAATATCGCTTTGTTCAGATTTTCATAATCCCGCTGCCGTCTATATAACATGCTCACCACCTCTGACAATTAAAAGACCTCTGATGTGTGGGAAGTACACGTCAGAGGTCCCGTTGGAAAATTTGTGTGTATGTTACGGATAGCACCCTGCTAATCGGGAGAGGAGGCGCTCCCAATCCGTATCATACAAATTCCATTATATGTCATACCACAGACCGACCGAACAAAGCGAACAACCTTTAATCCCCCGCCTTCTCAATGTACCGCTTACATACCATTCTCACACTATCTGCGTTATTATCGCCGCCGATGTGCAACGCAACCTGATTCCAGGGAAGGCAATTAGCAAAACGGTATTCAAATATCTGTCGTGTCAATGAGTCCGGGATCTCTGCTATGTACCGTTCTAACCGATTTCGTTCATGAAGGCATTCAATCTGCTTGGCATGAATAATCGCCTGCAGATCTATGATCTCCGCGGCCAGTTGCTCGACCCCGCTTTTCGCCGGCCCTTTGCCATGCGGCATACCATCGATTATGACCGCACTGACTCCTCTTTGTGATTCCAGTTCTTCCAGTTTCTTCTGACAGTCCTCTATTTCCCGGTTAAGGTAATAGAGCTGTGATAACTCTTTGATGGTCAATTCTGCTTACCTCCCCTTTGTATGAAGCCCGGACACCATTGCACACCGTCACCCTTTACGTACATTACGGATGCTGTGATGTCCGCGCCGTGTTTTGTCATCCTCGCCACAGGGATGCATCCATCCAACTGTAATCCTGGTGCCTCCCTTTCCGTTCGCAATCCATCAACTGCCGCAATAGCTTTTCAAACTCATTTGCCGCCTGCATGAGCTTCAATGCTTGCTGACGCGCTCCTACCTCCTACAGCACTTCCAGCTCTTTGAACACCCTCAGGATTTTCGGGAACTGTATTGCGATCCAGTCCACCATTTCCTCATTCTGTGACCAATGCTTACTCTTGTTCGTGTTACCTTCTAACCCGCTCTCATGCAGGAATGCGTGGATGATTCCATGCCGGATGACCGCTTTCTTGTACTCTTCCAGATTGGCCTTTGCCATCGGATCCGTGCGATCCATGATTGTGGCCTCAATCACAATCGTTCTGACACTCGTATCTGTGTACCCGTCTGCCCCGATCAATCCGGGGAACTCTTCTTCTGTCCCCTCTTTGATGCTCCACAGTTCACCCATTATGATAATTGACTTTTCTTCTGTCACTTCATAATCTCCCACACGTTATTTGTATTCGCCGGTATCAGGTCGATATCTGCCCCCATGACCGCATTCCATTTTCGTATCAACTTCCGCCGCGCTCTGTCCCTATACTTCACTGTGGATCCTCTGGCTATCCGAATGCATAAATTCCGATCACAGACCGGGCAATGGATGTACTACGTCGGATAGGTGCTCTTGAATGGATTGCTTACATGTTCGATCACACCGCGCCCCAGTCCTACTATATACTGAACCTCTGCCGGCCTCCCGCACCGGCACGGCTCCAATTTCGGATCCCCTTTCATCTTTTCTTCCTCCATCCGATTTTCTGACCACACCACGGGCAATAATCCCACATCCGATCTTTCAGCTCCATACCGCAATTTCCGCAAGGCGTGATAACCGGATCCCTTGCAGAAATATCCAGCTCATCCGGACCCGTCTCCATGGGCCGCTGTTTTTCCAGGGCATCAATGGCCATCTGCCGCGCTGTTTCCAGGTCCTCATTACCCTGCCATGCGTGGGAATACGTCGCATTCACCAATAAACTGATTGCCTGATTATGTTTCATGTTTCATCCTCCTTCGGTCTCCTGCAGTCCAGACAGTAAATCAACGGATAATCCCCAGACTCTTCATACAGGAACCGCCGTATTCTTTTCTTTCCCGGCTCCCCGTCCTTTTTCAGCGGGTATACATTCCCATAGCTGCCAAGGTATTCAATGACCATACGGCCCCCACAGTACGGACATTTCACGGCAACCCCTCCTTTGCTCTGTCCACTCTTGCTTTCAGGGCCGCAAGTAACGCCTCCTGCGCCCCGTCTTTACTTTCCAATGACCGGATCACATCCTCATCCGTTCCACCCTGCACAATCAGTCTATGGATGATTACAGGGAACTGCTGCCCCTGCCGGTGAAGGCGCTTGTTTGCCTGCTGGTATTCTTCCAGGCTCCACGTCAGGCCGAACCAGATCACATGATGACCGCCGTCCTGCAGATTCAGGCCGTAACCGCATGAGGCCGGCTGCGCCAACAATATGTCAATCCTTTCCGCGTTCCAGTCCTTCTCATCCTGCGCCCCCGCATACACACGCACGCGCAACCCCGTTTTTCCCAGGGCCGTGAGAAGTCTTTCCCGATCATGCTTGAAGTAGTAATAGACGAGTGCGTGCTGTCCGTTCAGCTGTTCTATCGTCTCCATGAATGCTTCCAGCTTGCAGTCATGGACTTCCAGAACATCGCCGTTTTCGTCATACACC